TCATACACAAGCAAATTCATGCGTGAACCAGATGGTGGACGATAGGCGGCAATTGATTGTGTGGGGTCTGTTCCAAATGGTTTGGTCCAACCAGCTGCGGGTTTGGTACCATATCCCGTAACAAGACACTGGTCCAACACATTTAGCAAAGATCCAGAAATACCATTCAACGATGGTGCATTTCGATCTCCCGAGGAATAAACTATGAATTGAGATAGCGGCATAACTTCTTTTTACTTATCAATATGTAGTTGTTCACGCATGGTTTTGATTTATTATAAACTTGTTATCTCAGCGGTGATTGTCCAAAATTGTGACAACCCGATAGTGTTTACGTTGAATCGGAGTTTGTTTCCACTGATAACCGTTTCATTCAGAGAACCAGTAAATGTTTCATACGATTGAGAGTTCAAAATAACTGTGGCAAGAGATTGTGCCGAAAACGCTCCTACTGCCGTTGATTTTTCAACAGTGACCGAGGCAGTGGTGTTACTTGCCGACAATTGAACCCGAAGATTAAATCGGTTGAGCGACCAAGACACTGGCGAAACACCATCGGCCAAATATGGAATCGGAATTTCTGCCACATCTGCTCCGGTCAAATATGGAGTAAATCCAGCACAAAGCACAACTGCTCGGGAACTTGCCGCTGCTGCTCCCGGTGCCCACGAAGCACTCAAGGCATAGGATGCGCTTATAGATGGAGCAGATGGAGCGTAAGACGCAGACAACGCACTTACTGCATGTGACGCAGTTACCGCACTTGACGCAGTGAATGCATAGGATGCACTTTCCGCAAGACTTGCTGATAATGCATAAGATGATGTGACCGCAACAAAAGAGTAAGACGAACTTTCAACGGATCCAAGCAACACCGATGCCGTTCGTGAATAAGATGCGGTAGTACTTAAACTTGAAGTCTTTGCGTTATTTGCCCAACTTGCAGTTCCCGCCAAAGATGCTGTAATCAAACTTGCTGTGATGTCTCCATGAACATGCAAACGGGCGGCTGGAGTAATGCTCGCCGATAATCCCATTCCAAAGTATCCGGTGGTTCCATCAATTTGCATTTGTGCAACAATGGTGGACGGATCACCCGTGCCAATGAGAAGTTTATTCGCCGTTGAGAATCCCCAGTTGTTATCCGTGGCAGCAAAGTAAAAGTCACCACCACCAGCATCACCATTCGTTAGACGAAGGGTAGCATTGTAATAGGTAACGTCAGTTCCCCCGATGTGAAGACGTGCATTGACTGGGTTCGCCACGCCGATACCAATCAGACCGGATGATTTGATTTGAAGATGTGGTCCGGCAACAGACCCGCTCAGAGCAACGCCTGTTCTAAATCCAATGTCTTGACTGCTTCCGCTTGGAGAAAAATTCAATCCATTTACGATACCAAATGCCGGTGTTGCCGCACGGGAAATATACATGTGACCCGTTTCATTGCCAATGCCCAATCCAACCGTAATTGCAGCATAGGCGTTCGCACTTGCCGGGTCCAGATTTCTAACAATGAGTTGTGTTGGAATAGAATCGGTTCTATTTCCATACACTGTTACAACCGAGCGAGAAAGCGAGTTTGTCGTCGGTTCCAAAATTTGCAATCGTGATGCGTCCGGTGTTATCGTGCCAATACCAACCGACTTGAGAGTATGATATGGATTTCCGCCCGCCGAGGCTGACCACGGATAAGATGACGTTGCTGCCAACGTCGAAGTTATTGATGCTGACGCAAACGATGCTGACACCGCAACATCAGTTGCGGTTGTAGGTGCCCATGATGCACTAAATGCAAACGAAGAGGTTCTGGCATTAGATGCTGATAAAGCATATGATGCACTCACCGAATATGAAGCGGTGTATGCAAGCGAAGCAGTTTCGGCGGTTGAAGCGGTGTATGCAAGCGAAGCAGTTTCGGCATTCGTTACAACACCACTTACAGGAGCATATGATGCGGACACTGCTTGCTGTGCCAAAGTAGCAAATGATGAACTTATGGATGACGACGCCCAAGATGCACTTACTGCTACCAACGAACTAGATGCATAAATTGATTGTGTTGCCCACAATGATTGAGTCGCAAATCTGGACTGAGTTGAAAACAACGATTGAGTTGAAAACAACGATTGAGTTGCAAAAAGCGATTGAGTGGTCGCTCCACTATTAAGAACGAATGATGCAGTTGCGGAAAAACTGGATGATATGGATACTGATGAACTTAATGCGTAAGATGCGCTCAAAGAAAACGATGAACTCTCAACACTTCCGATCAATACACTAGCAGTTCCGGCATAATCTGCCCACGACGCCGAAATTGCGTAAGATGCACTTATTGATGGAGCTGATGGAGCGTAAGATGCGCTGATTGCTACCGATGCGGTTGCAACATAGGATGCGCTAACTGATTGTGTAGCGAAAAGTGACTGAGTAGCAAATCTGGATTGAGTGCTAAAAAGTGATTGAGTGCTAAAAAGTGATTGAGTAGAGAAAAATGATTGTGTTGAAAATGATGATGTTCCAAACACATTAGAAATCCAAGCATTTTTCCATTGTAATGACGCCGTGCCAATAGAATGGGTAAGATTGGATGACGGAAGCAAGTTTCCATTAACTGTTACTGCCTTTTGGAAAGTAATTGCAGTAATTGCAGACCCCGAACGAGTTACTGTCAACCATGATTGAAATAGGGAAAAGTCATCGTTAACAGCGGCAAATTCAAGTGCATTTGTTTGGTCTGCATAATTCAACCAGTACTTTGCATTCAGTCCACCGGCATCATTATAAAATCCCTGTGCTGCCCAAGTGTTTGGGTTTCCATCACGACCAATATAAAGAACCCTCTCCATCGGGGGAGCAGTGTGAGTGTCGGCATAGACGTTTATAGTTCCCCCGTTTGTAACAGATATCTTTGACGCCGACATGTGATTTCCCTGACTAAAGAATGGAACCTTGGTCGGAGTATCTGGGTCTAGGGAAAGAAGTCCCAAACTAGAAGTGTATGCAACAGAACCCGTTCCACCACCACTCCCCCCATTCATAGCAAAAGCGGCAGTCAACGCAAAAGAAGCGGTCCCCGTCAACATGGATGCGGTTATGACGGATGAGCTGATTCTGGTGACAGTTAGCAACAATTCGGATGGGTTGTATTTGATTGACGCAGTATCTATGTAAAGCTGTTGACTTCCTGTGTTTTTTACGTAAGTCACATACATGTCAACATTTGACCCCGTATAATCAATCAAGACTACAGATGCACTTAAAGAGTTGGTTGCAAATAAACTCTGTGTAGCAAATAGAGATTGTGTTGAAAATGCCGAGGATGATGCAAACAGTGAATTGGTTGCAAATAGAGATTGCGTCGAATAGATGGACTGCGTGGCGTTAAGCGACTGCGTAGCGTAAAGTGATTGCGTCGAATACAAACTCTGTGTAGCAAATAGAGATTGTGTTGAAAATGCCGAAGATGACGCAAACAACGAATTCGTAGAAAATAGACTCTGGGTGCTATAATGAGACTGTGTTGCAAACAGAGAGTTCGTTGCGAATAATGATTGTGTGGCGAATAATGAGTTAGTGGCGAACAGAGATTGAGTAGAAAACAATGACTGCGTGGCAAACCGTGATTGGGTAGCAAACAGAGATTGGGTAGAATACGCTCCCGACCCCGTGCCGCCGCCGGAACCAATTCCATATTTCGCTGCCCATATAGAAATTTTGTCGGCAGTAAATTCACCGCTGGCAGAGTGGTAAAATATCAGATCAGATCCAGAGACGTTTATCTGTTCGTAATAGGTATTGGCTGCATTACGTTGGGTGAATGCAGATTCTAACTTGTTTGGTGTGTCGTTAAACGCCATAGGTCTCAGACATAAATATGGTCTGCTCCCCGGTTTTGGAAGGTGTAACCACTTTTATAATTAGCATCATCACTTATGCAAGTGAACCAGAGGCGGGTATTCTTGTGCTCCCACCGTCGTTGGTAACAATGTCTGTATTCAACGATGTTGGCGGGGCAGGAATGACAACATCCTTCTGAAGATTTGGATAGTTCTTGTTTCTCCATTTCTCTCGGTTCTTATCCATCTGTGCTAAATTGAAATCTGTTGCCACTACTTCCATGCCCATGACCAGTTTTTTAGGCGTGAAGAACTTGTTGGTTGTCATCTGATGCTTTTCCAACTTGGTAAGCGTATCAGGAAGAATGTATCCATGAACCGTCAGGTCAAACTCCGTCTTGACAACACGGTCTTGGTCTGCCTGTAGTTCAACCGTATGAGCATACGATTCGGCACGGACACGAAATCTAAGTCCCTTGGTGCTTCCCCAATAGTCATTGGTATTGAATCTAATCTTCTCAACTATTGGATTCATCTGTTCAATCAACTCTGTCCAGATTATGCAGTGATAAGTCAGCAACATGTGACTTGGCACAACTACATTGTACACTTCATTGGTTGGAACATTTTTTCCGACCAAAGCGGCAAAGCGGGTGTATTGGTTCTTTGGAGAATACAACTTCATCACCTGTGTATTCAAATAGCGATTGAAAAAGCGAAGGGTGTCATCATCTGCTGAATCGGTGCGCTTGATAATCATCGCTGGGAGAATCAATTTTCCCTGTTGGTCTCGGATGTATCCATCTCGGGTAGCAGAAACCCAACGCTCGGGCGAACCATAGAAGATTGGAACTTCAATCTGTTTGCCAGCGTCCGTAACTTGAATCTGAAACTGTTTCAACTGAAGAAGGATTGCTTCATCAATGTCATACAGAGTGATGGTAAAATCTTTCTGAGTGTCAGTATCTCTACGAACATGGGCAGAGCGATTGTCGGCGATAATCTTCTCTGAGCGGGCGATTGGTTCTTGAATATCGTTTGGAGCTGGATTTTTTGGATTACCCTTCCAACTACCTCGTGAGCGCACGTCTTCCCACGGAAGGGTATCATCCCACAATCCATCGTCAGACCACGATCCAAGACTTGGCAGTGAAGTAGGCATATTCTATCGTTTAGAATGATTCGGTCAACCAGTCGATTATCAATCCGTTCAAAATGTGAACTTCATTGTTGACGTTGACGGTTGCGCTTCCAGAGGCTCCAGAAGCAAACGAGCGTGTACCAGTCAATCCAATTGTTGGCGCAACTTCGGCATACAATGCATATGATGCACTTCCTTGCAATGAACCAGTTACACCCGACAAGGCATGAATACTTTCAGATACATACAATCCGTTATTGAAAATTCCATCGCCATCAAAATAGACACGAAATCCAGCACCAATCTGAATTCCAGATCCCGAATCAGTTGCAATACCCCATTGGTCAATAACTGGTTGTGTTCCGACGTTTAGACTTCCCGTGGTTAGAAGTCCCGATATAATTGGAACCGTTACGATGGCAGCGACCAATGCATAAGATGCGCTGAGTGATGCGGAGGCCCATGATGCTGACACTTGAACTGTCTGTGGATAAAGGTTTGCAACATACGACGCTGTGAAAGCCATAGATGCGGTTCCGGCAACAGATGCCGAAGCATATACACCCGGGATAAAAGTCATGTTTCTCCAATATGAAGACGACAATCCTCGTGACGGTGCGTGCCCAATATTGTTATCAACAAGACTGGTAAGAAGACTCCCAAAATAGTGGGTTATGTCACCTTCACCATAGGTATAACTGCCCGTCCAGTCAGCAATCGAATTCAATTTGCTTCGGACAATTAGTCCCGTCTCCGAGTTAGAAAATGTTTGTGTTCTTGCCATAAATTAGGTTTGTCTTATCACCATGTCCACTTTACTGAGGCGTGTGTAGTGAGTGTTGACTATTATACTCAGCGATTTGTCGGGAATTCCCCCCAAAAACTGTTCCTGAACAACATCATCAATTTCATGATAACGTTCGTTAAACAACACCAAATCCCCCGTTTGAGGGAAGAAGTTAATTGCTTGCAAATCCTTTTCCATGAATTTATATGCAACGTTTTGTTTGCGGTCTGGACCAAAGTCTTCAGCGTCAGTAGTAATGTCAGCACGATCAACAAGACATATAATATCAATACCGGGATAGTATTGTTTACCTTCGGCAGATTTGCTTTCACCATAAATGTTTGATTTTGTTACGTCGGCACACATCTTAAAGATGGTGACTTCGGTTTGAATCACATCACCCAACAGCTCGTCGTTAATACCGTTAACGAACGATATGTCTCTTTCTGAAAAATATCTGCCGGGTAGTGACATCTTATTCTCCCTCGTGCAGTTGAATGAGCTCAGATGCTAAACGTTGAATTTCAGATTTGGTTTTACTTTCCATGTCAAACCCAAGTCCCTTACACAGTTTCAAAATTTCTTTTCCGATTTGAACTTCACGCTTCTCATCCGTGGCAGTTTCTCCAGAATCGGATTGTGACTCCTTCTTGACAAATTGTTTGTTACCTTCATCATCCTCATACCCAAACTCTTCTGCCAATTGTTTTGCTTCACGCAAGGCACAGCGGGCGGCAACGGTAACATCCTTGATGTATCCAAGACCCACATTTTGAAGACGCTTGTAGGAGATTTCTCCACCACCGTTGATGAAGACCTTCTTCAGACCTTCACGAACCTGTTCGGTTCCCTGTGGTCTATCAGCAGTGACTTCCATACCTTCGGTCAACAATCTGAATTGATTGCCGCCGACGTTACCAAATAGTTTCTTTTTTTCGCTCATATGTTGTTATCCTATGTAAATTACCATTGGCACACGTTTCAATGACTCTTGCAATTGCTCTGCCATTTGTGCCTGTTTTTCCATTTGATTGAACTTGCCAGCTGCTTCAAGCATCTCTTTCAAGTTATCCATCAAACGTTCTTTTTCCTGTTGCGCTTCCGAACGCAACTCGGCACCATCAAGAGTGATTTCACCACCCGGAATTGGTATTGTCTGATGCTTCTGACGAATTGCTCCGAGAATTTCTTTACAATTCGCCAAGAAATAGTTACGAATCCACTGTCTTCCCGGGTCGTTAATGTCGGTATAGGCATGGTTCTTATAAGGAACGTTGGAAAAATCTGAGACGACCTTTGAACCTGATACAGACAAAGAACCACTTTCAAACACCGTGTTGTCATTGGTGTATTCCAACCATACTTTGTATCCATAGGTTGGAATTGGGAATAGTGTAAGCTTGTTGTTGATGAGTTGAAACGAGTATGCACTTTTACGCACCATGTCGTTAAACTCAATTGCTTGCATACGAAGCAAATCTTCAAAAATTGGCGTCATCAAAAACTGAACAGCAGGAGAATATGCTCCGAATCCCATTTCCTGAAGGACGTTGGAATAACTCATTCCTGTCATTGAAAACGGGTCGTAGATACGGGCAGATGCCGGTGGACGGTCATGAAATACACGACGAACCGTAATGCGGGCGCAACTTTCTGATGCATTTCCAAGCAACTCTTGGACATCATACACTTGAACTCCCGGCTGAACCTGAATGTAGTTTTTCTTCCAATCTACATTTCCACCTGTTCCTGCTTCAGTTCCATAGTCTCGGGCAAGTGAAGTCAAGAATGGCAATCCAGTTCCAGTTACCGCACGGGTCTGAAGATCTCCCATTGAGTCAATACGTTGCCCCTGAAGAGCAAACATGTTGTTAATCATGTTATACTCGTTGACTTTTCCATTGTAAATGCCCACTGCTTCTTCAAATGCAGTGTAGAATTGAATATCAATCATTTCAATGGCAACCGATGGATATCCCAAACGACGAGCTGCCCAAATCATTGCATTGTAGCAATCAACTTGGAATGCGGGGTCTCCGTCATAGGTATGGAAAGCCGTATTACCGGGTACTGGAGAACCGCTGCCGGGGAATCGGATTATCGCTTGATTTGAAATTGCCATATAAAAAGATTGGTCGTCTGGATCATCTCTTCCCTATAAATATGCGAATGAAGGCTCAAATCAGAGATATTTATTTACGTCCATTGCCCTGCACACTCAGGGTTACGCAGCATTATGTCAACCACTCTTGATTATCGAACTTTTTTTCGTGAAGGCGAAGAATCCCAACGCACGTATTGGGGCGATAAAGCTGCTGGATGTGTTTTTGTTGCCAAAGATACAGGAAGAATCCTCCTTGCTCATCGCAGCGACGAGGTTGACTTTGAACCTCACACTTGGGGAACTTGGGGCGGGAAGATCGACATGGACGAGACGCTCAAACAAGCCGTAGAGCGTGAGGTTGCCGAAGAAACGGGGATAGACACTGCTTTCAAAATTTCTCCACTCTACGTTTATCGAGATGGGTCGTTTGAATACCACAATTTTTTGGTAGCAATTCCATTTGAATTTACCCCCCAACTGAACTGGGAGAATGACGATTCCAAGTGGGTTGAGTATGGCGAATGGCCAAAACCACTCCATTTCGGAATGGAAGCACTGATTCAGCACGCAGGTCATAAAATAAAGAAAGTGGTTGACTTGATTAAGAAAAAGCAGGATAATATGCTTGAATCTATGGACACCCCCAATCAATCCCCACCGGCAATCGTCCGTCACGTATATGAACCAGCTAAGACGAATGTCGTTGATTCTAAGAAACTTGCAGATGCATATGTCGTGATTGCAACCCTTTGGGGAGAAGCCCGGGGCGAGGGTGAAATCGGTATGCACGCCGTTTTGAACGTTTTGATGAACCGATCTAAGGGCGATTTTGGCAAAGTTCATGACCTTTGCCTCAAACCAAAACAATTTTCCATATGGAATAACGTTAAAGACCCCGGAGAGTCCGCTCTAAATCTTGCCAAGGTGCAGCGTGAGGGCGGAAAGGGGGTTGTGGACGGTCCATCCTATAAAAAGGCAATGGAACTCGTTGACACGGCAATGAAGGGGCAATTGACAGACATTACGGGTGGAGCGACCTATTACTTCAATCCAAAAAAGGCATCTCCGTCATGGGCAAAGGCAATGACAAAAACCAAGTCCATTGGCAATCATGATTTTTACAAACCCATCGCCCGCTTGAAAAAATCGCAACAGGTCAAGGAAGATTTGAACAATTTCAACCTTTCTAAGCAGGGACTTGTGGATGATGGCATTTATGGATATGAACTGACATCTTCTCATTCATATCTGAGATATGGATATGACCCAATCCAACGATTATTCTTTCTCTACAACGTCGGAACCCCAAATGAAGCAGATAAGAATAAAGGATATGCCAAAGCACTTTTGGAACACTTCTTTCAGATAATCAAGCAATCACGGGGGTCGCTGGACACCGGACCTTTTACTACTTCTGGGAATGCCTACATCAAACATGTAATAGAGCGACTTGCACAGCAATACGGAGTACGATTGATATGATAAGCTTGATGAAATTAGTAGAAGGGAAATATGACTATGGGTGTGTCATGGCTCATATTCACGAAGAAGCGGCCCGCAAAGTCCTAGACTTCAATTACAAGACCATCAGCGAAGACCTAATTTACAAAGAAGGTAACGAGTTTGGAAGAGAACAAGAACCACACATCACGGTCAAGTATGGACTGGTCAATGGATATACCGAGGAGCAGATGCGGCATTTGCTTAGACAAGTTACTCCGTTTGATGTTGAACTCAAGAGTGTTAGTATTTTTGAAAATGACAAGTTTGATGTTGTTAAGTTTGATGTAGATGGTAAAGAACTCCGTGCTCTTAACGAAATGTTCAGCATGTTGCCTAACCACGATGAACATCCAATTTATCATCCACATATGACTCTTGCGTATTTGAAAAAAGGAAGTGGTCATAGGTTCATCAGAAGTCCGAAAAAATCCGCACGGGTTAGAGTTGAGGCGATTGTTTATTCAAATCGTGGAGAAAAATCGTATTACAAACTTGGATAATATGATTAAACTTCGTGACTTACTGAAGGAGAACACCTATAAAGAGTATCCAGTCGCAGGTGATGTTGTGGACGGACGAAGTGTATTGGACAATATTGACAACACATCATCTATTGCGGCGTCCTTGTATCGCTATAAGGTATTAGACGGAATACGTGAGGTTCCGATGTCGGATTTTGAGGTTTCGGGGAAACATTATAGCGTTCAAGGAACAAACCGAATCCAACAGTTGGCACGAGAAATTTCGGAGAGCAAGACCATAGCACCATTGATTGTCGTAGTTGATAAAAAGGGTTCTTATGTATTGGAAGGAGCAACCAGACTGAGTGCGCTCAAAGTAATTGGGGCAAAATCTTTCCCTGCGTTGGTCGTCATAGATTATGATTAAGCTAAGGTCATTGCTCAAAGAATCAGGACATGCCAAAGAAATGCCATCACCGGCATTGAAGGATTGGTTATTGTCCAATCGGGTCGGTTCTATTTCAGAATGGCTTTATCACGGCACTCCTTATGATGGATTGAAGTCAATGTTGACAGAAGGAATTTGGGGTACGGAACATGGTGAAGTAGCAGAATACGATGCTTTTAGTACTTCTTTGAACTCCGAAGTGATTGCTATGTTTTCTGAGGGAGATGGAGAGACTGGGATTCAGTTCAAGGTAAAAGACGCCAAGGTGGTTGTATTGGATGAGATATTGACTTATCTTGTCACACAGTTGCCGGGGTCGGGTATGTCTGCCGAGATTGAGGACGAAGAGGCGTTTGCAAAGTTCTGCGAGACATTCAAAATCCCTACAGGAAATTGGAAGCACACTCCATATCTTCCATATGGATACTTGAGTTCCCTTGGTGTTGATGCCTTTGTGTATGATTATACTTGGAAACGCTTGCAGAGTGGTCATACAATGAGGATAAGAGACGAACATGAAATTTGCTTCATTGGGAATGGCATCCAAAAATTGAATGGGTGGATTGAAACTATCTACGTTGATGGAGATGAATTTGGACCAGAGGAAAAAGAAATGGCCTTGAGAGCGATTGCAGAGAAGATATGATTAAGTTGGCAAAACTCCTAGAAACGACAATGCATACCCGTAGAGGGTCGGCAATCCGTCGCTATAAGAATCTTGTTGGAAAACAAGTTGGGAGTTCTTTGTACGTTCACAAGTTTTATGCCGATGAAGTCATTCCAAAAGAAATTCTTCAAAGAGCGGAAGAGATTTTAACTCGCTCCAATCCTGACTTCAAATATAATACGTTGATGTGGGATTCCAAGACCAACAACGTTCGTTTTGATGAATCTCCTGATTTTGATACTACCCGTGAACCACACGTTGGGGAATACATCGTAGTATCACCAAATGGAGAACGCCCTCCCCGCATAGGCGTATCCAACAGTATTTGGCATCACAAGTGGTTGTGGGTCAAGGATGACTACAATGGATTTGACGTTGACAAATCCAAAGAATGGAGTAGAGTATGGATTGGTAAATTGACTGAACCGGCGAAGGGCACAGATTTTTCGTGGAAGTCGCAGTTGAGAAATGTTGGATTGACGGAGAACATAGCTAAAGGTGAGGATGTCGTATTTGGTGGAATAAAATGGCCTGATATTGTCATTGCTCATGTTGGCGACCCGGCACAACCCGCCACATATGGTCATACCCCAAATATGGGTAGAACCAGATGGGTTTATTATCAGAAGGGCGGGTCTGTGTTTTGGCACGATCACATTCCAGACAAAGATTATCAACATGCGGTGGAAGAGTATTTGAGCAAATTGGGATATGTTGTATCCGCTCATCGTCCGATGTCTGATTACTACAAAAATATCAAAGAAAATACGTTACTTATGGAAGCAAGTCAAGATGAAGCAGCATTGGATTTTCTGAAGAAAATGGTTC